TGCTGAGCTGTACCTGCATCACCGGCACGGAGATCGTCACGCCCTCCCGGTTGGTCACCTCCACAATGTCCCCCGGCTCCGTCAGCGCGCCGCCGTAATAGCCGATGTCCGCCATGGGATAAGCGTAGCCGCCGACCTCGCTCCAGATGGAGTCAAGCCGGCTCTGGGTCATGTAAGGGCACTCCACTGTCACCGCAAGGGTGCTGTCCCCTGCTGTCAGGGTCTGCCCCTCCCGGCTGTCCTCGTCCTCTCCGGGGACCGTACAGGTCAGCCCGGCCAGCTTGGCAGCGCCGCCGTTGGACAGCTCCCCGGAGTAGTAGTTGTCGGGGGTCACCGTCTCGCCGGATTTTGCAAACCAGACAAACCGGATCTCCCCTTCCCGGGTCACCACTGCGTTTTTGCCGCACAGCGCCGCCAGATACCCCAGCATCTCCCGGCAGGTGTGGCCGGACAGGTCTCCGTCAACCCGCATTGTGCCCATGTCCAGCGTGGACTGCTCCACGGTCAGACCGCACTGCTCCGCCAAATCCTCCAGCACCGCCGCCACAGTGGAGCCGCTGCGCACCGTCGGCGCATATGCACCGCCCAGGGCGTAATACGCTGCATCGTAGGCGGTGAACTCGGTGTGGTCGTCGCTTCTGCGGCAGTCCGTCACCACGAAGGTGCCCAGGGGCAGCCACTCCACAGACCCGTCAACCTCTGCGCCGATTTCCGCCCGAATCGTCATGTCCAGCAGGCTCAGCGCCCCGTGTACGGTGCAGCTCAGCGCTGCGGCATACACGCCGCCGATGCCGATGTCGTCCCCGCAGCAGGTGGCGGTGTAGCTCATGGACAGAATCTCTTCCTGCTCCAGCTTGCCCCCGGGCAGCCGGTCCGCCGCCAGAACGAACAGCTGCGAGCCGTTAGAATCCTGCAGCGGCACCGCCGTGGGAACCATCAGCGGCACCGCCTCCGCCAGCAGACGCATATGGATGGGGTGAGTTTCCAGTGCTGTGCGCTGGGCCGATGTTGTGTTGTACAAATCACTCACCTCTCAATCGCGTTGACGGAATAGTCGTTGATGTACTGCTGACCAGCCTCCCAGCTGCTCCACGTCCCGGAAGGTGTGCCGAAATACACTTCCATTTCAACGGTTTCGCCGTTGATGTCCGTATACTTTAGCGTTGTGAATTGCTTATCCTGGTTGGTCACTTCGTTTTCTATGGTTTTAACCTCCGCCGGTGTCAGCGGGGGCCACTTGATAGATACCGTGGCCTTGATTGCAACAAGCGTGCCCAGCATTTTGCCGGAAGCAGACCGGCCGGTGGCGGCGCTCCAGATCTTTTCGTGGGCAATGCTCACGCCCTCGAACAAGGGGGCGGGCATTTTGGTTCCCCCGATGTATAAATCAGAAATAGTTGCCATTTGCCCACCCTCCTTACACAAATGCTGACATGGGGAATTCGCCCCGCTGCTTTCGGTCGTTCAGATCGTCAATTACCGCTTGTGCGGCAACCCGTCGATCTAAGGCCACCTGCACAACAAGGGGCTGTCTTGGCATATCCACCGAGCCTTGAGGTCTGACGCCGTTTTGTCTGTCCAGCGCGTTAATCAGCTCTTCCATGGTCCGCCTGAGGGCGTTTGCGTCCTCGGTGGCAATGATCGCCTGCGGCGGGATAACCGTGCCAGATGCCATTACAGGGGCTTGCACGTTGATGTTCTGGAACGATGTGCACAGACGTTCCAGGGAACTGGGAATCTGCGCAAGGTTGGTGTTGATGTTTGAGAAATAGGGCTTTAAAGAAGCCAGAGCCGCAATCACGGCGCTGTAAATGGCACTTGCAATCTGGGACTTGTTGAGGACTTCCGTTCGACCTCCGATGTGGCCCACAACCTCAGGTCCACGCTCACCAGCAACAAACATGGAGCCAGCGTTGAGACTACCGCCTGCATATTGGGGAATATCATGCCAAACGCCGTGTTGGAGAACTCCGCCTTTTGCTCTAGGCCTTGTATCCCCGATTTTTCGGCCGTAGCTCCAGCTTGTAACATGTGCCTTTACGTTTACATTGTTGTTTTTTACGTTGACCTTTGGTGCTCTAGCTGTTACGGACACGTTCTTGTTTGGGTTTTTCTGCCATCCAACGCTCTTAGTTTTTGCGTTAACGCCGACACCTTTATTTTTCACATCAACGTCTTTTGAGTTTGCGTCAACGTTCACGCCTTTGTTTTTTACATCAACATCTTTGGTTTTGGCATTTACACTTAAATCCTGCTGAGAACCGGGTGCCCAGTTGACTGAATCAGCTTTTCCTTTGATTCCGGTTAAGTCTTTTTGAGCGTTTGGAGCCCAGTTCAGGTCTTTTGCTGTTGCATTAACGTTATCAATTTTCTTTTGGTCAGCGGGGACTTTGTCTTCCAGTTCCTTTGCAACCAACTTCACGTAGTAATCGCGGGGATGCGCTTCACTGATTCCAAAGTCTTCTGACGTTGGGTCAAGGTTAATATTAAAGTCTTTAATCCACCTCAACGTGCCCTCAACTTCAGCTTGCAGCTTTTTGACGAACTTATCAACGTCAAACGCCTTGCTGAACCCTTCGGAAAACGGCTTTACAATGTTGTCTTCAACCCATTTTGCGACACCGCCAAAAGCGTCTTTAATGCCTTGGAAAATGCCGTCCGCCACGGTACCGCCCGATTTTTTAGCTACGTCTATGTGCTCTTTGAAGTACTTTGCAATACCAGACAAAAAGTCTCCAACAAGGTCGGCAATACCGGAAATAAGGTCGATTGCAGCTGTAAGTGCTGCGCCTATCAACTTTCCAGCAGACTTGAAAGCACCTTTGAAGTCAAAGCCTCTGACCGCCTCCACAATTGCCTCTGCAATGTCCTTTGGCAGCTCTTTCCAGTTAATACCTTGCAGCAACCCGGTTCCGAAGTCCATAGCTGCCTTCAGTGCATTGGAAAGTGCTCTTGTAACTTGTCCCCAGTCAAAAGCTTTGAACGCCTCTTGAATGCCGGAAGAAATGAACTTTCCAAAGCTGTCAAAGTGGAAGTTTTCAAGGAACGTGTTGACAGACTCAAAACCCGTGTTGAAAGCTTCTGCGATGGTGTGACCGATAGACTTGGAGAGGCCCTCAGTCTCAAAGAAACCGTTTAAGAGTGTTGCAAGGGACTTTGCTACCCTCTTCGCCGTTTCCTTGATGGTGTCCCACGGAATAGAATCCAGAGCGTCACGGAGCTTTGCACCGATGATGCCGCCAATCTCCGTAAAATCAGCGTTTTCCCACGCGTCCTTGAACATATCCGCCCAGCCCGAGATCATGCCGGGGATTGACTCTGTGGTGAACATCATGCCGGGAGTGAGTCCGCCGGAGCCACCGGAACCACCAGACCCGCCGCCGGAACCACCGGAACCGCCGGAACCGCCGGAATCGCTGTTGTCGTTAAGCTTCTGGATTTCGTCGAAGCCCATCAGCTGACGGTTTAACTCTTCCTGCGCTTTGGCCTGCTTCTTCGTGGCCTTTGCCGCCTTGTCTGCGCCGCTGGACGTGTCGCCCAGGCTGGCCGCGTAGTCTTGCTGGACTGCCACTGCTTTGGTGTATGTATCACGCCCCAGAAGAGCGGAGATAAACGCATTCACAGCGTTGATGCCGCCGGCCAGCAGGTTGATAAACGATGTGATATACGGCGCCACGGTTTCCACAATGGGCGCAAATGCTGCGCCGAGGCTGTTTTTCAGCTGGGTCAGGGCGGACATCATAGAGCTGATCGCCGCATTTGTCCCGCTGGAATACTGGGCCATGTTCTTCAACCCGTCCATGGTAAACCGCTTCAACTTGTTTACCAGCATATAGGTGGAACGGATTGCGAAACCGTATCTCAGCAGAGTTTTGATCGCTTTGCCGATACCGTTAGTCATGCCGCCGCCTACACCGGAAGAGTTGCGCTTGAGGTGGAGCATATTGGTCAGTGCGTCTTTGATCTTCTGTGCCACACCTTCAAACGTGGTTTTGAGGGTATTCCCGCCCTTTGCAGATTCTTCTTCCGCTTGAGCCAGGTTTCGGGCTTTGGACTCTGCGTCGCTAATCTTCCGATTGACGTCGTCATAGCTGATGCCCAGGTCCTTCACCATCTGCGCCCGGCGCTCAGTCAGTGCGGACAATCTTTCCTCCATGCCGCTGGTGTCTGCGGTGGTGTACGCTGTGCCGGAGGATTCCATCTCCTGCTTTTTGGCAAGCAGCCTGTCCATTACGGCAGAGAGCCGCTCGCCGTCGTACTCCATGCGCTTGAAGGATGTACTGTCCTCTTTGCCGCCGGTTTCCAGAAACTTTCTCTTCCGTTCGTCGACTCTGGCGAGCGCATCCTGCGTTTTTTGGAGGTCCTTTTCAACCTGCTGAAATTCTGCGGTTTTGACCGGTGTTTCCTTTGCGGCTTTGATGTCTGATTTGAGCTTGTCAATCTGCTTGTCAAGGTCTGAGATTTTGCCTTGCGCTTTTGAAATGGCGTTCATGGCCTTTGCAATGGACACCCTCGCTGCCTCACCGATGCCGCCCATCTTACCGGCGGTGCGCCTGCAGGCCGATTCAATGTCTTTTGCTCCGGCCTTGTAACCGTCCGTGTTGATCCTAGTATCAATGATAATGGAGCCGTCTGCTGCTGGCATAATCTCACCTCCTCAGCCGTGATTTTCCCAGCGCCTCATACAGAGCCGCTTTTTCTTCCGGTGTGCGTTCCGCCTTGCCCTGCCCGGGAAGGAGGATCAGCGCCTGATTCTCCCTCAGGAACTCTCTCTCTTCTTTGTCTAACTTCTTCCCCTTTGCCCGCTTCTGCCGAATAGACAGGACGGACGAAAACAGGCTTCTGCCGATCTCCATGTATGCGCCAACAAAGGTCCACCAGTGGAGATATTCCACTGACCGAACATCCTGCCCCAGTACCCGGTTGACAGCCGGAATGATGATCGGCGCGTCATGGCCCCAGTCCATAGTTGTGGGCTTTGGCCTGTTGTCGCCACGGATGCCAGCGTCAAGGAATTGAGATGCCTGTTCCGCTGCCTCTGCGTGCAGCTCCGGCGGAATGGACTCCCACTCGGGGAACAAAATAATCAGGCAACAAATCATCTTTTCGTCCTCTTCGTACTCAGGGGAAGAATAGATTCGCAGAATGTTAAGAACGTCCCGGAAATCTGTCCGTATAGCATACCCCACGCCCCCGATGGTCAGGGACGTGGGGAGTTTCCATGCCGTCACTCAGGATCAGCGGAATGCTCCGCTTTTTCCTCCTGATACTCTTCAGTTGCCTTTCTGATGCGCTCCATTTTGCGCTTCAGCCGCTCGGTGACGCTCTGCTGGATCAGACCGCCGATGCCCTCCATCAGCTTCTCAAAATAGAAATCGCCGTTGCTGACCACGGTCAGCGGGCCGCAGACGGAGAACAGGTCATCAGATACGGGGTAGCCCAGCAGGTAGTCAAACTGCTCTTTGACAAACTCGTCGAAGCGCTGAACGGCCTCCACGTTGTCCATATCCTTCAGCTCGTCCTGAATGTCTTTGCCGCTCATTTCAGCGTTAAACTTATCAAAACGGGACAGAATGGACGAATCCACGGGGTTAAACTTAAACTCCCCCAGTTTGGTGCCGTCAATGTCCACAATGGGGACGGTTACGGCACCGGTATCAACTCTCAGTTCCAGCATGGTTTAGTCCTCCTCAGGCTGCGGTGAATGTGGGGTTGCCGGCCTTGACGCTTGCCGCAGTCACAGTGCCCTTGACGCTGTCGCCGTCCTCGGTAACGGTGAAGGGAAAATTCAGTCCGTCGGTGGAGCCGCCGTAGCTGTTGACCTTGACGAAAACCTCGCGCAGATAGGCGGTGTGAGTCTCTGCGGCAGTGTCCTCGATGATAACCTCCAGCATCAGAGTCTTGCACTCGTCGCCCTTCTTCCGGTCCATGGCAATGTCACGCATCTTGGGGTACAGCGCAGACTCGGGATCTGCAAAGAAGGGGGTCGCCTCGGTGGAAGGCTCATAGCCCCTGTCGCGCACTTTGGTCTTGCCCAGAATGTTCTTGATTCTTTCCACGTCAGCGTTCAGCTCGGTGGACATTTCCTCGATGTCCTCGCCAATGACTTCAAAAGTCGCCTTGCTTGCGTCCGCAACCTTCTTGTTGAAGGCAGTGTCCAGATAGGTCAGCAGTGCTTCACGATTGAGTTTCATCTGTGCTTCACTCACTTTCTTTGAAATACGTTTTCATACCGGGCGTTTAGATAGATCACCCAGTTTTCCGATTTGTTCTCGTTCTTTCCGCTGAGATAGGCGGGAGACAGGCGGCGGATGGCCGTAAATTTCCGGTTGCCGGTCAGGGTCGGGTACTTGTCCAGCTCGTATTCCTCACCGTCGATGGTGACTTTCTGTCCCTCCAGCCAGCGCCCTACATTATCCAGCCACTCTTTGACCTGTGCTTTGCGGGACTCTGACAGGCCGGACGCCCGATATACCAGGTGGAAGGGATAGGCGCAAATCTGGCGGACCTTCCCGGTGACGCTGATGCGCTCCCGCTCAATCACTGCGCCGGGTGCCGGAAAGATTGCCTTGCCGCCGTCCTCCCCCAGCATGGAAAAGGCGATTTCGTCGCCCTCTTGCAGACCGGGAAATTGGTTCAGCAGGGACAGTAGGCCGGATGTGATGACCTCGTAGCCGTCCAGATCGTAAACAACCTGTTTTTTCTCAGCCATTGTCATCGCCTCCTGCTATCTTTTTTACCATGTCCACCCAATCTTTCCCGTGCGCAGCTTTGGCTGCATCGAACCAATGTGCCTGCACGTCCGGGTGGAATGTGGTGGTGTACTGGATTGGGCGGTCAGTGACAACCTTCTTCTCGCCCTTCATCGCCCACGGGCTGCCGGATGTTTCGCCCACCATGACGATGCCCTCATACAAAAAGCGCCCCATAGGTGGAGCACCTGCGCAGACCTTTCCGGTCCCCGCCCAGGCTTCTGAGGTGGCTTTCGTCCGGTCGATGAAATTTCCTGTGATAATCGGCATATAGGGGACCATGTCGGTCATGACCTGTGTGTCCAGCCAATACTGCGCCCGGTCAATGTTTTCGCTCAGCCGCGACAGATCGATTTTGATTGTCACATCGGCGTGCTCCACAGAAAACGGGCCAAAATGCTCAGTCATTTGCCGGTCACCTCCAGATGAGGAATGACGGAGAACGGGCCGTTTACGGACGTGATCGCAAACACATAGTCGTATCGCTTGTTCATGTAGCCGTAAAAGCCACCTGGGTAACTCTCGTCCGACACCGGGTTTTCATCCGGCCATTCTCCAGCCCAGAAGAAGTCGAAATACTGGCCGCTGGCAAAGGTGATTCCCGCTGCCGGGTCCTCCAGCGTTGCCCAGACCTTTGGCGTGTGCCACGGTTTCACAGCAGGGAGCCGCACATTCAGCACGGCTTTGTCCTGGGATTCTGCGCCGTATTTGGCGGTAATGGTGCCTTTGTCCATGTTGAGATTCACGCCCCGCAGAACCGTCGGGTACCATGTATCGCCGCTGCGGGTATGCCGCCGGTTGAACAGTGTGACGGTATCGCTATACATTGGGGTACCTCCCCATGTAGAGCAGATTTACCCCGTTTGCGTCTCTGACGCCGCTGAGATAGCTTTCGACGGTCTCCCGGTACAGGGCTTTCCTTGCCTCCGGGTCGCTCGCGGCGGTGCTCAGTGCGCTTACCTTGCTGGTTCCGGTAGCGTAGCTAATGGACTCATTTCCTGCAGATCGTGAAGAAATCAGGGCGCTTTGGTAGGTCCCGTCCTCGTTTTTGATGTACGACTCCGCCTGTTCCTGCGTCTCTTGCACGACCTCCACCTTGTGCATCAGGTTCACCAGCGCACAAGCACAGCGCTTCACGGACTCTGCATCGTCCTTGTCGGAGGGGTAGGCGGCGGTCAGTTTTTTCACGCCGTCCACCCCGGTTGTGAGTCGGTCCATGAGCTTGGAGGCGTCCCACGACAGGCGGTTGAAATCGTCCTCAATGTCGTCATTGGGGTAGAGATTGGAATAAAACTCCAAATCCGTGTAAATCATGGGTTGCCTCCTTGCTGGTTAGCCCTGAGAGATGATGCGGGCGAAGGGAATCGCCTTGGTGTCGTAGTAGCCGGAACCGGCGCTGTCCTTGACGATGGTCCAGCGGGCAGCGGTCTCCAGCTGCGCGTCGGTGGGGGACACAATCGCGGTGGAGGGCATGACGAAACTGAAGCCTCTGGGGGCGAACAGCTTGCGCTGACGGGTAATCAGCCAGTCTACGCCGCCGGCGGTCTGGGGGTCGCGCCACATTTCAGCCGGGACCCTTGCGCCGCAGTCGCAGTAGTCGAATGCGCCCTGGCCCAGCAGGTAGGTGGTGTACTTGGTCACAGCAGAATCGCCGGAGCCGGTGGTCTCAACGGGCACATCATCATCCACCAGAACGGTTCTGCCGTTCCAGTCTGCCAGTGCGATGGTGCGCTGGATGCCCTCGGCGTCGGTCTGCTTGCGGTACTCCAGGATCTCCAGATTTTCCAGATTGGTGGCCACGGTGGAGTGCATGATGGCCATGGTGAAGATGTTCTTGTTTGCACCTGCGGCCTTCTGAATGGCGGTGTTCAGGGTGGCGGGGCCGACTTTTGCGTCAGCACCGGAGCCACCGGAGATGTCCAGGGTGTGCTTGGTGCTGAAGCCGTCAGTGGTCACGCCGAAGATGCCCTTCAGCTCGGCCAGAATGGTTGCCTGGTCGATGTCGTCCCAGTAGTTGCTCACCTGCGCCGCAATGTCAGCCATGAAATCATGGCCGGTGATGTCATAGGAGAAGTCCTTTTCCTGCCACGCCTTTGCACGTCCGACGACGATCATGCTCTGCAGGAAGGTCTCCAGGGTGTCGGCGGTGATATTGGTGGCGCCGTCGTAGTTCAGCGCGGTGCCGCCGATCAGGCCGGTCATGGGGACAGAGATGAAGTTGCCGCCGCTCTGGTCGGGCAGCATGGCCCGCAGATCGGGGCGCTCACGCAGAATGCCGGTAGTCAGAAGCGCGTTCTGCCGCACGCGGGGCACGGTTTCCAGGTATCTGCCAAAAACTTCCGCGTTGAAATGCTTGCTATTGAAAACAGAAGCCATAGTTTACAGTCCTTTCTTTCAGTCGTTGTGCAGCCATGCCACGACCTCGCTGTCTCGCGGGTGCTCGTTGGCATAGGCCATTTTTTCAGACAGGCTCATTCCGGAGAACGTTCCGTCTGCTGAACCGCTGGTGGGAGATTTCGGTGCCGTGAACCTCGCCCGATGCTGTTCCGCCTCGCTCACAAACACGTTGGGCAGCTCGTTGCCGTCCTTGTCAGTGGTCAGGCTCTTCAGAATCTCGGCGGGATTGACACTCGGATCAGCTTTCAGCGCGTCGATGATGCCCTGCAAAACCGCCTTGCCGGTGATGTCGTTGACAAACTTCTTCCCGGCAATTGCCGCACGGGCGGCATTGTCCCGGTCTGCGTCTGCAAGCTGATCTTTCAGCGCGGTAATTTCGCCTTCCAGCTTTGTCAGCTTTTCTGCGTCCTCCGGGGATGTTGCGGGCTTTGCGTCCAGTGCCGCCTTGTACTCATCTCGTTTGGTCACGGCCTTGTTGTAGTCGGCAATGGTCTTGTAATTCTCGGCAAAAGTCTTTTCAAATGCCGGCTTCTGGTCCTCAGGGACGGTCAGACCGATGCTTTCCAGCAGTTCAAAAATGTTCTTCATGTACAAATCCTCCTAAACGTGTGTTTTAACTGCCCGTCAGCAGTGCGGATTGAGCCTGATAAACCACAGGCGGGGTATGGTGCTCCCGGCTGGAATTGAACCAGCGCAAGCATGGATTTTCAGTCCATCGCTCTACCAACTGAGCTACAGAAGCAAATAAAAAAGCCGCAAACTGTTCCGAAATGGAACAAGTTCACGGCTCAAGGCTCACAATGTGAAATCAACTATTTAATTTTCAGCGGGACTTCCTTCTTGCACTCTTTGCACCAGACGTACAGTTTCCCGTCTTTCACACGGGCAAGGAGTTTCCCACAGGTGCATTTAATTGGTTTATTCAATCGTTTACCCACCCTTTCCCCGCTGGCAGTTTCCACCAGCTTGCCGCATTTTCGCTCGCTCAATGCAAGCCCCAGACGGTTTCCCGTCACCGGCCATCTCCACCCAGCTACATCCACATTCGTGCTTTCACTGCGCTCCGGCCGCTTTGCCATACACCCGTAATCGCAACCTGCCTATGGTGCAAGCGGACGTTTGGGGTGTCGGTCCTTAAACCCCGGCATGGGACACATAGTTTAATTGCCTCGAATCCGGTGTAATTAAACCAGAGATGCGCCGGGGTTGTACTCCCGCCCTTTTCAGGTACCCAGGCGGTTTCCAGGTGGGGAAGGATGGACTTGCACCACCGAAGCCCTTTCGGGCGGCTGGTTTACAGCCAGCTGGAATTGCTACTATCCGACTTCCCCATATGTGCGCTTGCTGCTGTGGTTGCCATACCGCCGTATATGCGATGCCAGCCAGCTGGTTTTACCCGTGGAACGCATATCGACGCCGATTCGGGCCACAGCAGCCATTGTCAATCTCTCTGAGGTGTTGCGCTACGCTCAGTTCATCCGGGAGCTACCCGGCCACTTGTGCGGGTACAGATTTGCACTGTACATATCCTCCTCACCATAGCTCTACGAGGACACCTTCTGCCACGGTCCTATGTTTTTCCCGTGAGCGTACTCTTATTCACTGGCGTGTCTACCCATTCCACCACCGCACATATAAAGGCTTGCCAGAATTGCACTGGAGCCGCCCGCTAGCTATCTGTCAGGCGGTGCCCCTGCTTACGGCCCGGGGCATATATAATGAAAGGAGGTGTGCAGATGTACCGCATGGGGGAGAAAAATGCCAAAGGACCTCATGCGCTGCTGTGGTGCGGAGAGAAGGCTATAAACCTTCACGCGGTTTGGCTTTCTCCGCATATCTAATCATCACAGTAATTATACCATATTTTTCGCAAAACTGAGGGTGATTGCAAACATTTTTTATAAAAACACGCCCTATCCCCGCCGGCTATTTCGTCCGGCACACTACGCATTTACTCTTTTGTTTCATCCTGGCCGGCTTCAATGTCTTTTGCTGTGTTAACAATCAAATCCGCATTTGCAAGCACGATGTCGAGAACAGCGTCTGACATAATTTTTGCCCCAAGCATCAAAGTTTCATATGGGCTTGTGCCGGGTGTAATGCCTGTGCAAAACTCGCCCTTGTCATTCAGTCCGGTGATTGCTATTTTGTCGCAGTTTGATTCAACCGCCAGTTTAATCCACTCTTCGAGCGTTTCGGCCCACCGGTACTTGCCAAAATTGGTTTCTTCGTTCATTTTTTGCACTCCTCACCGCAAACGCCAAAGAAGGAAGCGTCGCCAATAGAAACCACTTCCTTAAAGTTGAAGAACACCCTTCTTGTTCCCCTGGTAATGGTCGCATATGTTCCGTCGTTTCTTACAGAACAGTCATCTGCTTCTTTTACAATGGTCTCGCTACCGTCTTTGAATTTGACGTAAACGTCCATTATTCGCCCTCCTTGCTTTTCAAATACCTTCTAGCCGCTCCCCTCGCTGCTGCTGCCTGCTTCCTGTCCCACTGGGCGATTGCAAGCCGGTCTGACAGGGGGCGCAGATTGTGTTCCTTGCAAAACTCGCTATACGATTTGTTCTGCCTTGCCAATAGAGCCGCTTTGCGCTGGTAAGCTTCATCTTCCGCGGCTCTGACTTCCTCGTTCGGCGCATTGTCCACCGCAGCTTTCAGCCCCATGGCCTCACGCTTTGTTTTTCTGATCCTGCGCTCAAGCGCTCTCTGGCGCTGGGTCAGCTCGTACAATTTCCGGTTTTCCTCGTCGTTGTACCGCTCAAACGGGTTATGGCTCACGCCCTCAATGTACACAGAGGACGAGTGTCGGCAGTTTGCTCCACACAATCCGGTCACCGTGCCGATGTCCGTTGATGCGCAGAATTCCCGGTACTTTGCCCGCAGCTCTGGTGCCGCCGGTGCTGGATTTGGCACGTCCATCAGCGCAGGATATAGGGCGTTGAGCCGATTCCAGTCCACCCAGAAGATTTCGCCCTGCCACAACTGGTGCTCTGGACGTGCGCCCATGTGGGAGGATGTGAGCCGCAAGGCGGAACCGACTTCCTTCGCCCGCATGATGCTGATCTGTTCTGCCGCCTGCGCCGTGCCCGTCCGCACCGCCCGGAGCGTGGCAGTCTCAATGGTGTCAGTCCATCCGGATGGATAGACCACCGTCACGCCGTCCTTGCAGATTGTGTCGATTGCCTCCCGGAACGCCTGTGTATAGCTCACAGCGCCACTTTGAATAAGGGAATAGGCTTTGTCGCACTGGTCGACGTAGAGCTGGTACGCGCTTGTGGGCATTGTCCGGGTGAAGTTGTTCCACTCCCCCAGCGTGGCCTCGTATGCTCTTTGCATCATGCGCACATAGTGCGGAGAAGTCCTCAGCATCAGGTCGGCGGCGGTGTACTCGCTCATGTCTCCCAGCGGCGGGATGATGTCAGCGGCCCGGTAGATTCCGTTGTCATATGCCAGTGACCGGACTCCAGCATCTTCCATCGCCTCTTTAATTTCCTTCTGCTGATAGGGCGTTTTGGCGGCGATCTCTTTTTGAATGTCCTCCAGAAGCTGCCCTGCTTCTTGCATTGTCTCAATCTGCCATTTGTCTACGGCGGTCAGGATGTACTTATCGCCCCGTTGCAGGCGGATCATGATACGCTCCACAATACGCTTGATGATGGCATTGTGCAGGCTCTCAGAGATTGCTTCGGCGCCCTCGGAGATGTGGAGCAGGCAGTCAGGGGGGAGCATCAGCAACAGCTCCTAGCACACGGACGCACCCGCCGCCGATGTCCAGCGCACACAGCGCCGATACAACAGGGAGGAGTAGCCTTTGGCTTGCTTGCGATTCTCTGAGCCTCCAAGTAGTCCCGAATAGAATGGATTAGCTTTCTGATTTCGTCACAAACGCTTTTTAGCGCATCAGCGATAGCCGTTCCCATTCGTTTCAAGTCACCGCCCTCCACTTTTGTGCCATCTTGCAGTAACCAGGTGCCCATGGCTTACTCCTCCTCCCCGAACAACGTCGGCTCTTCCGGTTGTGCCTCTTGAACCAGCGCCTTTGCTTCTTCCTCGGTAAAACCTTCAAACTTTACCAGGTAGTACCAAAACGGCACCTTCTGAGCGTTAGCATAGCTGAGCCACCTTGCGCGGTCCTCATCCAGATTGTATGTGATGTCACCAAAGTCAAAATTGACTTCCCACGCCCCGGCGGGTGCAAGGTCGTACAGGTCGGCCATTTTGTCCAGGGCATAGAGCAGGTCGTTCATGCAGCTTTCCAGCTGGTCCCGGCAATCTTTGATGAGCTGGATTGTCCGCTGCTGGTCTGCCTCCACCTGAGTTGCCGTTGCCACACCGGTGCGCTGGTTGAACACAAAGTACCCGTTGGAAAAGCCGCACTTGTACCCAATCTGAGACAGCAGAGCGTTCAGCCCGGTCAGCCGGGTGTCCGTGTTGAGCGTCGGGTTGATCTCTTGGTAAAACGACTCTGAGCCGTTGCCGTACACGTTTTTGACGTAATCCGGGAGTCTCAGCTGTTTCCGCGCAGACTCAAAGCCTGACAGCGTGTTGGTGACCTTCTCGCCGGTTGCCATCAGCTTGTCAGAGTCCAGCAGCACCGTTCGCCGGCTCTCAAAGATTTCTGAAGCGTTGCGAGAATAGGCAATGTCCAGGTCCTCCAACTCTTTGAGCGCGTCCACAAAGATAGGCAGGGACAGCGGGGAATTGACGTCCTTATGATTTGCGTGAGGTGTTTTCCACACCCCGAAAAGCGGCTTGTCCAGCCCCACAATAGAGCTTTCTTCCTCCAACGACGCCCACGGAGTCTCTTTGATTCCGATAGGCTTGCCTTTGCTGTTTACGTCCTCGGAGACGTAGCACCGGTTGTCGATGTGGTAGATGCCGTCATCATCAAAGTGATGGTACTCCATCCGTGTGAAGAATCGTTTGCCGTCGCCGCTGATCTCTCTGCTGCGGAACACCGCACCGGTGATCTTGCCCGCGGATGTGTCCACCACCGCAAATTCCTCTGGCGTGTACAGGTCCACAAACTCACCGTTTGGCTTGAGGATGATCGTACCATATGCGTCGCCGTACTCTGCCCACGGGCGCATGGAGAAGTACAGCTGCTCCACCTGCTCTTGCAGCCAATCGGCGCGGGCGGAGCCGTCCACCTTGATGCTGATGCCCAGCGTGGTCAGCCTTGCCACCTCTACGCAGACAGACTTTGCAAAGTTGATCGTAGTGATATCGTCCTCAGAGTCTAGCCAGGTCGGGTGCCCCTGATAGGCGCGGATGCAGGCAGACAGGGTGCTCTCCGTCCCCGGGAAACTCAACGGCTGAATGTCAAACTCTTTTTTTGCCTCTCCGCCCAGAAACATAGCTAACCACCCCCTGATTGTAGAAATAATGCTCATGCTTGTGTCCCTCTCCGGTTGAACAGCGGCTCAAATGCGTATCTGAGCGCCGAAATAGCGTGATCGTTGCCGTCTGGATAGCCGGAAATCACATTCCCGTCCTTGTCCCGGTCGTACTCATAAGAGATGATCTCTTGATAAGCGTTTGGCGTGCGTCTCGGATCAATGACCAGCGTCCGCCGCTGAAGCCACTTGAAACCGTACTCAACAGAGCCGGGCCCTTTGACTGATCCTCGGGCAGGCAGGCCCATGTCCCGGTAGTCGTTGACGCTCTTAGGCTCTGCGCTGTCACACTGGATCAAATAGTCGTTGTATCCGTGGTCGATGATCCACTGACCGGTCTGCTCGTTTGGTGTTTTGTTGACGTACAGCTCGTCCAGCAGGTAAATCTTTTCCCGCGCAGCGTCGTAGTAGCACCGCAGGAACGCAAACTGATCTGGATACCAGCCCCAGTCTACACCCTGATAGATGCGGTCCATGTGGCTGATTTCCTCGTCTGTGATCTCCCGGACTTCCACGTACTCAAACACATTGCCACCGTCGCCGTTCGGGACGCCCAGATACTCATGCTCATATGCCGCCGGGTTGACCTCTTTGAGGTGCTCAGCATCGTCCAGAAACTTCTGGCCCAGCCACTCTGGGTCCACCTGCAAATAGCTGGAAGTATGCACCACGCGGTTTCCCGCAGGCTCCAGCAGGCGCTTGTTTACCCAGCTGCTACGGCTCTTTGGCGGGTTGTAACTGGCGAAAAAGTACGATTCCGCGCCGCCGCGGAGAACAGACTGCTTTACGCTGCGCTCTTCCTCCGGGCCGTTGAGCTGATCCTCTTCCTCAATCCACAGAATCCCGATGTAACCAAAGGGCGGCTTGATGGACTTGAGCTTCAGCGGGTCGTCCAGCCCCCGGAAATAGATGATCTGCCCGGTTTTTTTGTAAGTGATTTCCAGCGGAGACACCCTCACCTGGAACTCATCGTCCAGCCCCAGCTCATGGATTGCCCACTTGATCTGCGCAAATACAGAGTCCCGCAACGTGGTTCCGACTTTTCGGACGACGCAAGCATGGAGCGTTGGATTGTTTTTCAGCAGCTCAATGACCTTTTCCGACACAAAAGAGGACTTTGCACCGCCGCGCCCGCCTTTGAAGATGTAATCTCGGTTTGGCTCAATGCGCCGGTTGATCTGCACAAACGCCTCGCCAATTACCCGTGCGGGCAGCTCATATACTCTATCCTCTTCCTGCTTTTCGTCCTCGGTCCACTGCTCCCACTTTTCCACTGCCTTAATGTCACCGGCCACAGCGCCCTGGAACACGGATGCGGTTATCAATGCATCGTTGACAAGGTCGCTCTCGCCGAAACCCAGTTTCACAAGCTGCTTTGCCGTTTTTTCGTCCTGCACAGGGGCGTTTGCCAGCATTGAAGCAAGCTCCCGGCGGGTCTTTCTGCGCTGTTTCGCTGCCCCTGATGCGGCCCCTGCCTTCCTACAGTTCTCTTTGCGCTCTTCGGGCGTCAGTCGGGCGTTCACCTCTTCCGGCGACATTAAGTTTTTATAGCCGCCGTTCATGGGCTGCCCTCCTCAGTTAAAACGGCAACTCTTCGTCAAGCTGCCTTTGCTTGATTTCCTTACTTCGGACCATATTCTTTTCAAGTACCTCTGCGCCGCGAATCTGCATCTTGCTGATGCTTCTCATAGCGGATTTGAGCATGCTGTATGTTCTACGCCTCTTCTTCGCCGTGTTTCGGCTGCCTCTTCTGCCGCCTCTCCAACTGCTTCCGTTTGCCATTGACAACATCTCCTAAAATCCCAAAAGCCTGTTTGCTCAGGTTGTGTTTGTTGTTTTCAAAAATTGTTTCCGACTCCGCGCCGTGGATCACCGTGAATTGCTCCATAACATCGTCAAGCCGTCCCCTCAGCCAATCGAACAGAGCATCGTCCTGGAAGATGTGAAACTGCTCCACGTTATTTGAGCTGCTCAGGTTTGCGCTCCCGGCAATGATGATCTTCCCGACGTCGCAATCAATGAGGCAGATTTTACAGTGCGATGCCAGCACCGCCACGTCTACGGGCTTCCCGCAGAACTCTTGCACCATGTACGGCACCAGCTTGTGGCGCTCAACCGATACAAAGTAGTTGCTGACGATCAGGTTGACCTTCTCCGCGCCCAGATAGTCCACAAGGTTGACAATGGAATCGACGTTGTTTTGACCCATGCCCAGCGTCGTGATATAGATTGCCCGCGGGTGTAAGTCGTGGACGTAGCAGAGTGCCTCGATGAAATCTCCAAAGATAAACTTGCCAGAGACAAACGCGAAATAGTCCCTGCTGAGATCCAGGCTTTCCGCCATCTCCTGCGCGTTGTCAAAAGCGACTGGCTCAAAACTCAGCTTTGCCGCTCTGATAAACTCCGCCTCAGATTGCCCCAGCCTGATCGACAGGTCAAGGTCCAGGTCCAGGGACGAAAAGTCAAAGTCCTGCTTTTTCCGCTTTGCCATTGTCTCACCTCGCCCTATATAGTCCCTTATCACCCAATTTTACCACGAAAATGACGCAAAATATTGTGTTTTTCTATATTATTTGAAACAAAAAAGAAAAGAGGGGGCGAACCCCCTCTTGATTTTACGTTTCCTCCTTCTCCAGTTTGTCCAGATACCATTTTGCTTTTTGGAGATCCTCAACCCCGTTTTTATGCTTGAATCTCCAGATGTACTTGATAGCATTTCCAACCAGAAATCCCTCGTAGCCGCTCAGCCCGGCGACAGAAGCCTTGATTGCCTCAATACACTCAACCCCGCCTTGGTTGTAGTGAGCCGGGTGGTTCACTCGATCATTTTCTTTCGTCATTTTGCATCACCTTCTCAGGCCAAGCAAGCCCGAAATCCTTTCTTTTGATTTTGCACTTTGGCTCACCATCACGCCAGAATACAAGCCCCTCGATGTTGTTCTCCGTGAGGTAGTCCCTGATTTCCTCGAACGTGCGCCCAACGGTGACAACCTTCTTCCCGTGCGGCTTCAGAATATCATCACTCAGGCCGTATGGATTGCCCTGAAAATGAGGGCCGATAGCCTCATAGGTTCGGCGTGATTCCCACCACTTTGTGATTCTCATAAATCCTCTCAAACAGTGTAGGTATCTTTTTCATTGTTATTCCTCCTCAAATCTTTATTTTCCTCCATGGGTGATTCTCCCCGGGCGGCTTATGGTTTATTGATCTAATCCGTTCCAAGCAGTCCTCGCACAGTTTGTAGCCCTCCACAACGGGCTTTTTCACGCAATGACCGCATAGCCCATTGTTCCAGCGGTCTGTTGGTATTCCCGCTTTTATCCTCGCCCTTTTTTCGATCTCCCTTTTCCTTGCTCTGCAAACGCTACACGTCGTTTTCTGCGTGTCGTTTGGTTTTCCGCACTTTGCACAAAGCCCAGCCGCTTTCCTCGCATTGTAGAGCCGTTTCCCTCTTTCCGAGCGTTTCCTGTTGTGCTCTTCGGACCTTTTTCTCTCCAGCTCTTTATTTTTTTCTAAGCACTCAAAACAATAGCCCCCTGTTGTTTCCGTTTTAGCGTCCTTTCCCCCGCATCTGGGGCATCGTCCTTGTGCTTTGTAGTATTCAGCGTTTCTCTTTCGCCGTTCTCTGCGCTGCTCAAGTGTTTCCATTACTCTTTCACCAGCACAACATTACCTAAAAATGTGTAATATGTCACTCCATCAATTACCACTTGCACAGCATCAGAATCTTCGTAATCTTTCCACGATGAAACCTTCCCCTTGACTGTTCTGCCATCTGGCAGGTGAATAATAGCCGTGTCATAGTGATATGTAGTGTCAATGATCTGAGCATTGCATCCTGTCAGCGCAAAACACAGACAGATAACCATGATTATTCTTTTCATTTTCTTACCTCCGTTGGATAGTTTGACGGGCAGTCCACTAGCCAAAACCTGGCTTTCTCCACGACGGCGGATTAGGTCCGGTTTGGTCACTTTACGCTCACCTCCATTGTAATCAGCTCCGAGTATGGCAGACCCTCAATCCATGCGCAGAAATCGTGCCATTCGTCCAGCTTGTGATTTTTCCGGGCGTGATAGATGTTTCGCAAAACCGCATAGTTGAGCATCACGGTTCGCCGCTGGTTGTAAGAGGATGGGAGGGTCTCAATCATCTGCCACCACCACTTCTTGTCCTTGGTCTTTACGAACCGAAGCCTGTACATATTGAGGCATTGAATCTGTTCTTTAAGAGCTCGCACAGGGTTCAGATATACAGATTCATTGTCCTCGTCACGGAAGGATAAGTATTCCGGTGTGCCAATCAGATGTTCACAACTGAAATCCTCCAGCGTAAACTCCTTGGCATGGATCTTGTGCATGGTGGAACAGGAGTTTGCCACGGTCCCAACCTTGTAAGTGTCGTACTCCTTCCACCAATAGAGCGGCGCCGTTACGTCAGCCCAAACGGCAATCATCCTCATAAGCTTACTGTGATCGGTGCCGGCGGCTACCAGACGCTGCATCAGACCAAAATCCGCCGGACCGATGCAATACACAGGTTTGGAGAAGTCCCCGTCCGCTCGCTGGCATTCCGGGGAGCCGTGACAGTCCTCAAACCCGAAGCCGTCAAGGCACGGCTGGGAATCGCTCAACTCCCAGCTGTTCAGCGGGTTTCTCATCCCCCGGATTGCCTGTTCAAAGCCGTGTACATCGGTGTGTTCAATCTTAATCATGGGTGTGTTCCTCCTCTTACAAATAAATCCATATTGCAGCTATGCCGCAATCCACCACAATTATTGCGCAAAGCTCAGTGATGGTCCAGAAAACATGCGCCGCTTGTCGGCCATGTCAGCCAGGGCGGAGCGCAGGGCCGTTGGGGTAATCATATCGCTCACCCTCTCATCACCCCGGCCAGATAGTTGTGAGGGCCGTCCACAAGACCTCTGGCAATCTTCTCCTGCTGGTACAGCC